TTATAAAAGACACTAATTGCTCCAATTCAGTTTGAGTTAGGTTAGGTTCCTCAGACTGATGTCTAAATGGGAAATAATATCCCTCTATTTCTGTATGTCCCAAAGGAGCTAATCCGATACCACATATTTGATTCATATTGTAAGGATTAAATCCATTAGTCTCTACATCTATAATCCATTCTGAAGTATCAGGTAATGAATTTAGAGTATCTGTAAATGTTTTCGAAGTTACAATCATAGGTCTAGTATGCAAACTCCCCGAATTAATCGAGGAGTCTACATTCATGGAGGTTGATATGTTAGTTGAATAAAGAGTTGTCATCATCATTGACGTTAACTGCATCAGATGGAACTTCATCTTTAGCAGATTCTAGATTCCCATATCTCTGACCTAGATACTCTTTAATCGGTGTAAGATTTTTTACTTCTGCTTGTTTATCTTCAGGTAGTTCTAATGCACCTGATGTAGAAGTAATTGTATAAGTAGTATCTAACGAACTACCTCGTCTTTTGATTCGTATAACATTCTTGTCTAAAGAACCATTATCTTCATAGATATCTACGAATTGATTCCAATTACTATTTTGAGCTCCAAAAGATAGAGTTAATACTTTGAAATCATTAACTGTTTCTCTATAGAGGGTACTTCCTGATGGACTAGTAATAGACTCCCATGTATCTACTCTTTGGTCGTTATGCAATATTTCTGTCACATATCCCCAAAGTGCAAACTTATGTCTAGGAGCTTTCCTCTTACCATCTTCGTACACCATTGCTTCACTAGGTACAGAACTTACAGGTTCCCCGTTTTCAACTAGAACACTTGTCCAGCCTTTGTCGATACCCTGTTGAAACTCATACACATAGAACTCTTCCATATGTATTTCGCCTTCTTCTCCTGTGGCAATTGTTTTCATGAAAACTTGATCCCCATCTTTTAACCAAACCTCTTTACCATTAGATTCCGAAGTTTGAGAAGATCTACCTTCTTTATTTGATATATTATTTTGAATCATACTGATTCCTGACATGTGTCCTCCTTACCAGTATTTTTTATTGTTAATTATATTATTTAGTATATCATAAGATTTGATATCCTGCACATCTTTATATTCATTAGGTATTTCTATATATGAAACTTTAATTTTATTCCCTAATAATTTAATAGCTTTTTCTTTTCCTATATTACCAGCATCATCATTATCTAAACATAATATTAATTCTTTAGTAGGTAATGTTAATAATAGATCCCGTTGTTTTTGAGACATACTCATCCCTAATAACGCCACAGATGGAAAACCTAACTGATCTAACCACATAGTGTCTAATGTTCCTTCTGTTATACATACGAAATCACAAGATTCAATATGTTTTTGACCGAACAAGATGTGAGATTTCTTTAATCCTGTTGAGTATAAATATTTAGGAATCATTTTTTCCTGTCTAGTAATCCATCCTACAGTCCTCGCCTTTTTATCTTCAATTGGAATTACCAGACCATTAGATGGTGTAACACTACACTTCCATTTACGCATAGCAGCTTTATCAAAACCCCTATTAAATATCCATCTAGGCACATTTCCTGATTTATATGGTATGGATACTTCAGGTAATTCCATATCCTTTTCTTTTTCAAATGATGGGATATTAAAAATATCACTTTTAAATGTAGTTTTATAATCGGCTAGATACAATCGTACTTGTTGAAAATCCCACTCCATATATTGTTGAATAAAACTTCTTATACTACCCTGCCCACATCCAGCGAAACATATCCATAAACCTTTTTCTGTATTCATGGAACAAGACTCAGTTGTATCACTATGGAAAGGACATAATATAGATATCTCATCAGCACCTACAGGAATATCTATCCCTAAATTTAATAAAGCTTGTCCCCAATCAATAGAATTTGCCATTTTAGCCCTTATTTTTTGAGTATATCCTATAGATATAACCATTGATCTCCTTCCAAAACCCGTCTGGAAAAGTTGTGCCACATTGAAAACAATATGGATCGTTACGAACTAATCCTAATACTTCTTTTTTGAGTAAAGAATGCATATCTACTATAGTTTTACCTATTTTTAATGTTCCTTTAGCTGAACATTTACCACATTTTGTGTTAATTAAACGTGTCATGATTCTCCTCAATTCTACCTTTATCCACATCCCAAATAAATTCAGTAGTTGAAGCTCCTAAGTCTCCATCTCTATATTTTTGAAACATGATTTCTCTTAGTTGGGGCTCATCTTCGACCATACACATTGATATAGCTACATCTGAAGCTCTTATCAAAGCATCCCCAAAGGCAACTTGCCCTGCAGTTGGTTGATTATACATATTAGAGGCATCTCTTGTAGCTTGAGTTGAAGCTATAACTGCTGTATTTGTAGATAATGCCATAGTTTTTAGTCCATAAAATAAAGAATGAGATTGTTCCCATGCTGCCTTATTCTTATCTGATGTAGAAATTAGATAAACCCCATCAATTATAAGTACATCAGGACTATATTTCCGTACTAAATTGGTAATACTAGGTAGAGAAATACTATCTTCCCCACTAATATGGTCACATACTAACAGATTTTTAAAATTAACTTCTCGTAAAAAGCGTTTATACTCATCTTCATCTATGTCTCTACCATTTCGTAAGGCACTGTGAGATAGTTTATAATCTAATGAATGCCCAAGTAGCACGTCCATTCTTAAAGAAATAGCCTTAGCAGGCATTTCAGTTGATACTAGTAAAGTTTTATATCCACTTCGTATAGCATCCGAAGCAAGTTTACAACATAACCATGTCTTTCCTACAGTAGGTCTAGCATATGCAGTGATTAAATCTCCGGGTTGCCATCCAACACCTGCGGCATTGATCATATGAAAAGGAGTCCGTATTCCTATTAGCCCGTCCCCCATTTTTCTAATAGCACTTCTACGTTTCCATTCTTCGTATCTGTCTAATACTCCATCATCGTATTGATTAACTTCTTCATCATGTAAGATTTCAACATCATTCAAATCATCCATTATCATACCTAAAGCTTTTTTAGGATTATCTTCTAAGACTAATTGATTTGAGTTAAATGCGTTGATAATATTTCTAAACATAACCTGTTTACTAAATTCATCTAATGCATAATTAAAATTAATGGATTGTGCTTCAGGTTTTAAGGTATCAAATTTCTCCAATAGGATTTCAAACGTAGGAAAATCTGCATATTCATCAAGATAGTCTTGAATAAATTTATAAGTTTCTCCATGTTCGGAAAAATCTTTTGGGGAATATGTAAAATTTTTAAAATTCCCTGAATCACATAGACTGAAAATCACTCCAGATTCTATAAAATTAAAATTTTCCAATATTATTTCTCTTCATTAAGTTTATTTCTAAGTGACTTTTTCACTTTGTATATAGAGTAGTTTACCATAGTTTCTTCTCCATTCACTAATTTTTTATTAGAAATACTTTTTAACTTCTCTTCAATGTCTTTCATAGTATGGTTTTGAAGTTTATCTGCTAAGAATTGTTTTTCCCCATCATCTAAGTCTAAAGAATCTATCCAATCAATAAAATCTACTTCGTCTAAATTTTCATCTAGTTGTTTTACAAAGTCACTTAATTTATATGAATTATCATCAGTATCGGATTGCATATCTAAACTATAACTTTTTATTTTTTTACTAGCTTGTACCCATAAGGTTTTAAGTCTATTAGCCATAGCAGTATGTAAATATGTATGGAATATAGCATTTCTGTTAGGATTATATAGTTTTGCGGCTTTAACAACTATTAAACGTAATTCTTGAGCTAAATCATCTCTGTCATATCCGTATATATAAATGTTTGATACCATCTTGTTTATTTTCGGCTCCCATTTCTGAATTAGGTCGTTGTCTATTTCCACTGTCATATTTCCTTTTATCCTGATAACATTTCTGTGTGCAGTATACGTTTTTTAATTTTAATTTATATCCTTGTACTATACGTTTCCTAGTTCTATAAAAAGGAACTGTACACCAAGAACATGTAAGTTTTGTAAATTTCCATCTAAAAGAGCATTTTCCTTTATGGATTCCGCCACGGTCAGTGGTTATATCTCTACATACTTTACAGTATACCACACGTTTAGGTTTAGGAGGGTTAGTTTCTAAATTATTTTGTAGTAAAACTCTTCTTGTGTATGATCCATCTACTCCTGCTTGTCGGGCAATTTCAGCTGTAGACATAAAAGGATTTTGCTTACGCAATCTAACTACTTTATTCTTCGCCTTCATTTTTTAATTTATCTACTTCATCAGATAATTCTTGTATGGCTTTCATCATAGGAGCGATAAGTTTTAAATAATTTAATCTCATTTTATTTTCAGTATTTATTTCATGAACTATAGTCCCTTCTTCGGGATCTAAACCAAATTTTTCCATCGCTTCTAATACATCTTGAGCTGTTACTCCGACATCTAACTTACTAGGGTTACTCTGTTTATTATATTGTACGGGCTCTAAGTCATTAATAAAATCTAGACCTAATTGTAGGGGTTCAATATTATCTTTAACTCTAGCATCTGAAGTATCTGTTATACTACCTTCATAGTTTATATCTTTCCAAGCTTTAGAAGCAGTACCTAAATCAAAACTATTATCAGCTAATGGGAACCAGTGTTGATTAATCACTCCTTGAAAAGAATTAGGACCATGAATATGATTTTCATGTCTACTAGTATCAGCACTTCCACTAATTGGGGTTGTGTTAGCCCCTCCCGTACTAAATCCAGATTCTAATTCATAAACAGCTTTCCCATTTGCATCAGTAGAAGCATAACAAGTAGCTAGTTTAATTCTGTTTTGTCCTGTAGGTAACCTTAAATTACCAACTATTGTATTAGGTCTTGATTCTGAAGAATTACGAAGCTCATATTCAGTTTCAGTTTTAGCATAAAATTTAGTCTCAGATAAATCTGGTTCAAAGAAAATAATAACTCTAGTATCAGGTTGACCGTCACTATCATCATCGGCTGTAGGTAGATGATCTCCTGTACCATAAGTACTATCAGCAGTATCATCAGCTGTAATTTCATATGTTTTGCCTCCAATAAATAAACTACCGGCACTCCAACTAATATTCTTATTAGCATTAGCTAAACTTCCTGCGGCATCTCCCGGCATAAAACCTCCTGTATAATGTACTTTTAAACCGTGATCGAATCCATAAGGTCCTCTGTAATCATCGTCAAATTGCTCATCTAAATCTCCTACATCTACTTTA